TTTCCGTTGCTGAATATGCAGAAAATCGGCAACCAAAATATATGCAGTTGAAATGTTATGTGTTGTGGTAGTATGTTGAGGAATTGTCTATATAATTTTGACACCATAAATAAAATCCGTCTCTTTTTATGTTGCCGTTTTTTCGGACAATTTTGGTTTTAAAAAAAAAATATATATTTTAACGAAAAGGACTTGTGCATATTTTTCGTTGCTTAAATAGAGCATATTTTTGGCAACAGAAATATGCAAAAAATATGCACAGAATTTTACTGTGAAAAATGCGACTATAGATGCTCACGTCCTTTCCTTTGGAAGCAACATTGCTCAACCCTTAAGCATAAACGGCAACGGACGGCAACGCCCACAAAAAAAACGCATAAGAACCAAGAAGGGAAGCATTATTGCGACCATTGTGGTAAGGGTTATAAACAACGGTCGGGGCTCTGGAGGCACGGAAAGACGTGTGGACCACCTCAAAAAGTAATAACTAATATAACAAAAAAAAATAAATCGGGAAATCTTTTGATAACAGAATGTGGTGGGGCGGAGAATACGGTGATAGATGATTCTGTAAAGATGAATCCAATAAGTACGAATGTAGAAAACGATAATACGGATATGAGACTTTTAATGGAGCGTATATTAGCAGGAATACATAGTGACTCAAACGTGAAAAATGAGATGATGGTTCAGTTGAAAGAACAGAGGGAAATAATACAAGACATGATACCGAGAATCGGCAATAATAACAATAACCGATTCAACGTAAACGTCTTTCTGAATGAACAGTGCAAAAATGCGATTAATCTATCTGATTTTATCGAGTCGTTGCATATTCAGCTGGATGATCTTATATATACCAAAGATAAGGGGTTGGTTGAGGGAGTGAGCAACGTCTTTGTAAATGCACTAAATCAGTTGGACACGTTTAGAAGACCTATACACTGCACCGACGTGAAGCGCGAAACGCTATATATAAAGGAAAACAACGAGTGGGGGAGGGACGAGAATAAATATCATATCAAATCCGCAATAAATGATATTGCAAATAAACAACGAAAAACAATAACAGTATGGGAGGAAGGAAATCCCGACTGGGAGAATACCGATAATGGGCGCGATGAATATATAAAAATTGTCCGAGAGGCAATGAAGGACGTTTCGCAGTCATCTACTGAAAACAAAATTATTAAAAATATTGTGAAGGAAACGGTTATATCAAAGGACGTTCTTACCGATAAGTAAACTAGATTTTCATAAGTTTTCCCGCGAGATATTTCTTATATTGTAAGCCATATGGGTCATCTCCGTATGGATAACTTGCCGCGAAATCTATAAGATTTATAATACAGCTATATCTGAGGTCGTTAACAGATCCATATGTCAAAATGTCAACAACGCTCCCTATTTCCATTCGTGGCGGATTGTGCTGCGTCCACCTTCTTCGACGATTCATAATGTTTTGTTCCATACTAATCATTTGGTCTAAAGTATACACAGTAGACCACATCGTAATATACTGATGTTCACTTAAATAATTTGACTCTGGTGGTCTGTTAAATTTAGGATTCTTTGAAATAAACATTTTCATCTTTGTCAAGTAGTCGTTCATTAGAGCACAATATGCGAAAACTACACCCATCTTATCCGAAGTATGTTCAACCGTGTCTAAATTATTGTAGATATCTGTGTAGTAGCTGTCCATTATGGGTTTCTCAATGATATACGATTGTTTGTTTTTTATATATTCACAATAATCGAAAGCTGGGTGGATATACTGATAAATTTTTCGAACAAGTTCGTTAGGCAATGTGTTCATTATTTTATATATTATAAATGACTTTAAAATACTTCAATTTTAAATTCTTCATTTTTATATGATATAAAACTAATTTTAGTTTATAATATAGAGTAAATTATATTAATATGCCCCTAGACATAGATACATTAATAAATGCACTTGATAACGACGACAACGCAAAATTAATGAAATTAGATTATAGCACTGTAAACAAAATTAAAAATGATATGCTTCAGAGACTAGGGCTAAGTCGAGAAGTATTGGTTAAGTATCACAAATCACTCAAGCATTATAGATACATCGACGAAATCCCTGACATAAAGTTCGGTTCTTATGTGAGATGGGTCCCCTTAACAAATCCGGATAATATAAAACTTACAAATGGTGGAGTCGTATGTGATGTCAAAATAGGAAATGACGTAAGTGTATTGTGTAGAAATCGGAATAACATAGTGTTTGAATTTAAAATGGCGAAGTGTCTGGTTTTCCAGAAACTTAGCGAAGAAGAGAGGGTGTTATTATCGGCAATGGAATATTTAAATAAATGAAATATAATTAGAAAAGTCTTAACACGGGTTATTGAGCATCGGACAGTTTAACGTTAGTCTCAATAATAGTAGAAATAACGTAATTCTACAATTTTTTCCTTTAACGGGAAAAATAATGTCGGACGGCAGCATACTAATATACAAACAATATATACTAAATCTTCATAAGTTTTCTAATAAGTCCTTTCCTATATGCAACAACGTCGACTTTGTTCCAGTCGAGGTTATTATAATATTCGTTTACAAATTTAGAAATGTCCCTTTCGGAGAGGTGATAAATTTTATTCCTTCTTTGATATTTTCCTAGAGCTATTTTGAATCCTCTAATGTTGTTTATAATGCAAGAATACATAATATCTTTAATTGTCCCGTTGAAAAGGATCTCGGGGATACTATGGAACAACAAAACCTCCCTGGACTTATCCGGATATACCCACATTCCTCGACGCAACGAAATTTCGGTTTCCATCATTTTGATCGAGTCCTCGTGCATTTCATAATCAAAATGCGTTTTATATTTATGCGGCGCGATGACCCCCTCGCGCTTAAACTTGGGATTATTGTCAATGAATAAACTAATTGATTCTAGGTATTCGGCAGCAAGACACGAATACGATGCAATATTTACACAATTATCTATTTTTTCTTCAGCGGTCCCGTGATATGAGACCATTTGGCATTCGGTGCATAAATTACATAGCTCCATCTTTGTTTCGCTATACCCCCTAGTATTTTTGATATAGCCGGAATACTCAAACGCTGGGTTTATATATCTATAAATGGCGCGGACAAGCTCGTCTGGGAGAGGGATGATGTTCATATTCTTGTTATGTGTGTTATTATTATTAAATTTACTGAATACTTACAATCAATTTTATAATGTAGATGGGAAAAGGATTATTCGCATAAACATCATAAAATTGATTACATTTGATTTTTAATTTAATTTATCAATGTCTTATCTAGACAAACTTCCTCCGGGTATATTCCGCGATATGATTGTCCCATATACATACTCTCCACAGTCCCCGGAATTACTTGACGATATACGGTCATATTATTTGACAATGGAACGAACCCACTCTGAATATAAAAAACGGTTTCCGGAACCGAAAGAACGAAGTCTGGAGTGGCTTAGTAACGACATAACAAGGTTTTTAAATAACGACACACCCGTAATGTTTGGGTATTCAGATTTTCATAGGAATGTATTCCGGAGACTGTTCATTAACCACGATGCTAGAATACCCGCTCTTTCAGAGTCGTTTACCGACATTAAAGTATCTATTGGTCTTCTCCACCCGGATGAAAGGGTTCAGCTAGAAACATTCATTGAGAGGAAAGGAAGTGGGAGGGATGGATACTAGCGAGACGTTATAGATGTGGGCAATTTCATAAAATATTATTTATTGTATCTTCTGATAGTCAAGTTTTTCCTTAGTTTTTTTAAAACACGTTTTGTTTTTTTGAATGGGAGAAGTCTTGGTTTTCTTTTGCACTTGAATCCGGAGGTAGCCAGCCCCTTTCGTTTGATAACACTATTTCTACATATTGCTATTGAGCGAGTGTTGTCTTTCCGCATAGCATTAACTTTTTTTATACAACGACAGAGCTTTGCAGCCAACATATCCTCTGCTTGCAACTTTATTTGTTTTTTACTTAACGTATCAACCTCCACATTATAATAATATAGGATCGCCTTATAGTCTGATAGAGTAAGGTTCTTCATATAGTATATGGAGAGAGAATAATTGTATAAAATAAATTCTCAATAATAGATATGACAAACCCTCCTAAAATAGTTGTGTTTGATTTAGATGAAACGCTCGGGACATTTGTTGAACTGGGTATGTTCTGTGATGCTCTAGAGAATTATACAAAAAATAAAATAGAGAGGTCGCATTTTTTTGAACTTATGGACTTATTCGAAGAATTTTTGAGACCGGATATTATGAACATAATGTCGTTTTTGGTAAAGAAGAGGGCAGCAAAGAAATGTAAAAAACTGATGATATATACAAATAATCAAGGTCCTAGGTCGTGGGCGGAAAATATTGCAAAGTATTTTGACCATAAATTAAACGCGGTAGTATTTGACGATATCGTTGCAGCGTTTAAGGTAGATGGTAAGATTGTGGAGGCTGGGCGTACAAGTCACGATAAAAGCGTGGGGGACCTATTAAGATGCACCCAAATTCCCAAAAATGCCAAGATATGTTTTTTAGATGATAGGTATCACCCCCGTATGAAGCATAGCAACGTATTTTATATTAACGCGAAGCCGTATACACATAGCTTTACATTTAGAGAAATGGCGGATAGATATTATAAATCGCACGGAGATAAAGTTGTTGGAGAGCGTTCAGAATTTGCAAACAGTATACATAAATATATGAACAAATACGGACACGATGTTATCAAGAAGGGAGAGAATGAAATAAGCGTAGATAAGGTAATTAGTAAAAAAATATTGCAGCACTTGAAGGAGTTCTTGAAAAGCGGCAACAAAACAAGACGCGGAAATTCTTCTAATAAAGGCGCTGGGACACGTAAAATCTTCTAATATAAATTTTGATAATAATTATTATATTTATATACTATATAATGACAGTTGAAGGATACTCACCCAGTAATTCGCTCGTTGGTTTCCCACTTGTTGGTGGAAAGAGTCGTCAGCGTCGGCGCTCTTCTTGTCCTCATTGTGGAAAAAAGACCTGCCGCTGCCGCGGGCGGTCGCGTTCACACAGCCGCCGCCATAAACGTCGGACCAGCAAACACCACGCTAAACACCACGCTAAACACCACGCTAAAAAACGCCGCTCTAGACGCCGTCGCCGTTCTAAACGCCGTTAAGCAATCTTAAAGGAATCAATAATATAATTTAAAAATTATATTATTTTTAGAGTTTTTTCATAGGAATACCAATATGCGAAAGGCTATTCATCGCGACATCTGTAGCAGCAGTAGTTAATAATAAAAAGATTCCGGCCGAGAAGGCAATCTTTCTGTCAACCTCGGCGTTTTCCCTCCGGTCTTTTATATTAGATATCCAGGGATTGAACCTCAGTAGTAAGAAGGCGATTACATAATACTTAATCCAGTCTTCTAAAGTTGTTAGGTATTTAGGAGATATATAAAAAAAACCTGTGAATGCAATAATTATCAGGACATATGATGCATATATCGCGTATATATATATATTCCTGTGCCATTTGCTGTTGATTAGCGTTTTTATAAATCCGGTCATCCGTATATATTATACAGGTTTTATATATTATTATTCGCCCTCGTGGATCGTAGCTTTGCGGGGGGAAGAAGCGGTTTCCTGTTTCTTATATATATCGAGAGTTCTCGCACTTGAGTCGGATGCGTTTACATATTTAGGCATCCAAAAATACGGGAGCACGTATGCGGTGTTAGGATAAATAGAATCATATATCTCTCTATAATACTGCTGTTCTCGCGTAATTGGCGGATTCGTTTCCTGGAGAGTTCTCTTGTAGTTATTTGTGTAGCTCTTCGGCTCGAATCCACTCTTGGCGATTTCCTTGTCGATTATTTCAAACCACGACCCATCTACACCACTCACCCCATCACTAAATGCCTCTTTGGTTCTCCAAATAATTTGGTCGGGTAATAGACTTGGCTCTATTATGGAAAACGATTGTCTCAATAAAAATTTTTCACATACATTCTTATTAATAACATACGATGCGTTGGACATCGGATTTCTAATAGAAATTGGTATGGATAAATAATAATCAACGAATTCTCTATCTAAGAACGGAGTTCTGGGCTCTAGACCATTAGACGAAATACTTTTATCTGAACGCAGAACATCAAAGTGGTGTATATCTTTTAACAATCGGCGGCACTCATTGTCAAACTCTAGGTCGCTCGGTGCCTTCAGAAAATACAAATACCCGCCGGTAAGCTCGTCACTTCCATCCCCATTAAATATTACTTTGGCTTTGCTATGTTGTGAAATATATTTCCCAAGTAAATAATTTCCAACAGACGCGCGGACGGTGGTTGTGTCGTAGCTCTCGATTGCTTGGATTGTCTCGGGGATTGCTGTAAAGAATTCTTCCTTTGTGAGAATAACTTCGGTGTGTTTTGTTTTGAGATATAGCGATACTTGCTTAGCTCGACGGAGGTCTTCCGAACCTGCCATACCGATACTATATGTTTCTAGCGTTCCTGTGTAATATTTATTAACAAGTGCGGTTATTAGACTGCTGTCAAGTCCACCGGAAAGCAAACACGCGATGGGACGTTCACACGTTCCTATAACCCGTTTTTCTACAGAACGGTTTAACAGTTTACAAATTTGGAGGCGAGCGGCTTCCACATCTGTTTGATTATATATATTAAGAATGCTAGGTGGACATCGTGGCGTGGTGTAAATGTTTTCCACCGAAATAGGTTTCCAATATGAGTGGGAGGTAAATCCGCACGTATACGTAGAGTATGTTCCGGGTGGGAATTGATGAATAGTAAAAGGCGTGATTGTTTTGAAATACGTTGGATGGTTCTTAAAAATGTCGGTAGCGCTGTTTAATACACCAAGACTTAACATACTGCTGTGGTTTAATATCTCACTCAGAACCTTTAGTTCTGATGAAAATGCGATAATTCTGTCGTGGGTTATATTTATACCTCTATTTGTCGCCTGAGTATTATTTGTCGCCTGAGTATTATTTGTCGCATGAGTATTATTTGTCGTGTGACTATTATTTGTCTCGGTTCTTGCCTCCATCATATATAGAGGTCTAACTCCATACGGGTCTCTCGCAACATATACTATTGGGTCTGACGTTTCCTCTCCAAAATCATATAAAATAAATGAAAATACGCCATCTAGAAGCTTAAGTGTGCGGACAATTCCATATTTTTTATACAAATGAATGATTATTTCGCAGTCGGAGTCGGTTGAAGGAGATACGTCTAAATGCGAATATAGTTCTTTATAATTGTATATTTCGCCATTACAGATAAGCTTGATATTGTCTATTTTAATTGGTTGGTTTGATTCGGGATTTAGACCATTAATTGCTAGGCGATGGAATCCAAATAATAATTTATTATCGCATATTTCCAAGGTGCTGACTTCTGGACCACGCAAACTACCTTTCGAAAACGCATCGTTTATTGCCGTTTTCGGGATTGCTGTGGTATTATTCATTAATGCGAATATCCCACACATTAATAATCATTTAATATTAACGTTTAGGTAATTTCTTTATATACAATATATATATTATGGCGAAAATGAATAATGAATATAATAGTATGTATGGTGTAGTTCGAGGACTTATTAGTTGTGGTTCGGGGAGAACTCAGGAATTAAGCGACCGGATTTCGGCTAGAAATGTTCCATCTTCATATTTGCAACCACAGATTGATATGAGACCGGTCTCAACAAAATACGCGATAATGCCTATACTTGATAGGAGAGCGCGAGCAACTGAGCCAATTGTAATCCCACCGACTTATAATATTACGCAAACGTTTAACCCAGGAACCGCAAATGCTCCGTGGAGTGGATTTCCTACACATATAAACGACGAATCTAAACTAAGAAATCAATTCTTCGCACTACAAAAAGGGGACCAGGCGGTATATGTGCCGTCCACTAGTAGCGACCTCTACGTTGGTATTGTAGATAGTATTGTTGTCGATCAGCCATTTCCCGGACTATTTGTCGAGAGCGAGTTTAGCGAGTTTAATCCAAATGTATGCAACTTAGGAAATGAAGTATTCGACAATTGTACACGGGTTCAGCTTAGAAATACATAATAAACGTTATTTTAGGACCGTATAATATAATGTTTACAAGTACAATAAAAC